ATTATTTATAATGGTCGCTACTCAAATCGGAATTTCCAATTCTCAAGCTACAGCCCAGGAGTTAATATCTAGATACCCTGTTTGCAATACCAAGCGATAAAAGGTGCTAAAATGTTTCAAACTATTTCATAAAAAGCACAACTTAAATCAAGCAAGGTCGCAAGCGAGCGAGAGTTATGAAAACTCACCTCAAAACGACCCAGCAATTGATGATTACCATCTCAGTTGTTTTGGCACAATACTAAGCCCCCACTTGTGGTAGGGAACACCAACATTATTTGTCATATCATCGACTTAACCCATATTTCCGCATGGGACGGCACTCTGCACGCAAGGTTCGTGAACCCATTCATGTAACTACATGGCATGACGGCCCTCTTTCAAAGGAGGGCATGACTTAAACGGCGAGAATCCGCAAAGCTGCAAACACATTATGTGGAGCTGATGAATTGTTCACCTGAATGACCTGCAAAGAAACCGTGGTTCCAGCGGTCAAAGAATAAAACCAGGCACCAGACAGGGAGAGATCTCCCGTATCTGTAGTTCCAAAACCCGTATATGAGGGTGAATAAACCTGGCCGACACCATTGAGAATTAACGTAATCTCAAACAATGTGGTGTCTAGCGTGTTGTTGACAACTTCCGCCATTGCATCAAAACAATAATTTCCTGCGGGGAGTGTAATTATTGTATTGGAAGCCGAAAAGACCCCACCAATTCCATTGGCTGATGTAGCATTGAACTGCACCAACGCCGCAACATTGCTAGCGTAAACCTGACCGGCACTCTGCTGGGTAAACAAAGCCTTATTGTTTGGAGGCGGATTTGTGTTTCCCTGCAGAATGGGCTCAAAAAGTTGCACTGTATAATGAACGTGCAACTCTCCCAATGTTTGGGAGTTCCCATTGATACCCTGACTAGCAACAAAAAGGTTGCCAATATCATATTGAGCCAACGTCCCGCCTGAAGGCAGGGTGGCACCGCGAACAAGAAAGCCCTCAGTTAATCGCTGAGTAATAATTGAAGGAACAATCAATCCAAAATCATCACATGGCATCGCATCCATGGATGTATGAATATCTTCCATTGCTCTCTTGTTTTGCGGAAGGGGATCATTTGGATCAGAATCCACAGCATACATCACCTTTCCTTGGGTGCTTGCTGCATTGAACTCAGAGCCCTCGCGACGAAATTCAAAAGCCAGCCTGGTAAACCGATACTTTTGAAAATTTTGCGCAATCGTTGATGCCCAAGGAAACAAAGTGCTATTTCCTATATTTATGGGAAAATTCACAACCGTAAAATTTGACGGTGAGCCAGTAGCTCCAGAGAGAACTTCACCAACGTACTCAGTCTCAGTGAACTCAGCCATTCGACTAAGACGATTTACATTGCGCGTGGGACCCCGGCCAGTCAATTGCCGACCAGACATCCCAAATCGAGCCCGTGCTTGCATGTTTCCACGCCGTCCACGACGCCTACCTTTCTTAGTTGGGCGTTGAACAATAACACGAGTTCTTGTGGCTACTTTTCCGCGTTGACGGCGTGCACGGCCACGGCCACGTCCTTTACGTGGTCCACGTGCAACAACAGTTGTTGTAACCTTTCGAGTTGACATCTCTGCTTTATTGGGCACATTTGATCTTTCCGTAACTTCCCAATATGGCATTTTGCCAGCAGGTGAGCCACCTTCCGTGGCCCAGGAATCACACATCAAAACATCTGGTCTCAGTGCGAGGGATTGCCTCTCAAACACTGCGCCAGCGTGACGATGGCGAATCGATTGTTTCAATTCCCCTCGATAAGGTCCCCCCCTATAAAACTCTGGCAGAGCTTCAAAACTTGGGGGTGGTGGAATAGGAAAACTAGTATAATTCCCAGCTGGATGACTATACAAGTCAGCGAAAGTAGAGATAACATCCTTCATCGCTTTATTCGGCTCTGTAGATCTTTCTTGACTTTCCGAATATTGGGCCATATTTGGCCTCTCTCTCTTCCAATAATCATCATAGTGATGCACGTTCAACTGAAAAGTGAACTGTTGCTGACCACAACAAGATTGAGGATACAATAACTCCTCTCCACCAGGCAGTGGGGCTGGCTTTCCCGTATACAATTGATACAGGCGCGCATCGCCCAAAACACTGCACTTTGCAAGTATCCAACGCTCATCCGAAAACAGAACGGAATCATACTCATCAATAAGCCAGGTAATGAACTCCCGACAAAAAGAGCGAAAAACTGGATCGGACCACCCAACTTGCAATAATGCGGCGGCCCTGTTGAGGCTAGTCTCAGGAGTCAAATGCTTCTCAGGAGCATGAAACAAACTAACCATCAACTTGGTGCGATCATATAATGGAACAGCAACACCATCAACAAAGACGGTGTGAGCTGAAAGAAAATCCAAATCACGAGCTCTCCGTGGCTCTAGTGAATCCGTGGTTGTTGTAATACCAAGGGTTTTCCAAACTTCTATTATCGAGCGGGCATTATAGAAGGAATGCGCTGCGTTCGAAACTGTCCATGTATTGTCATCACCATTCAATGCTTTCGCAGTGTGCAACTCAAAATTTTGATATGATCTCAAATTCTTCGGGGCTGTTTTAAGCCACGCAAAACACATCATCGCATACAAAATCAAAGTATTGTCAGAAATCGTATTTATTGACCCTGAGGGATTGCCACCTTTCTTCATGACAACCACACCATCAGGCGCTATAATAAGCGAATTAACCAAGTTTCGGTACAAATTGCGAATCCGTTGCAAATTATCACTTGTTTGCTCCTCCTTCCGGAGCATGCGAAAACGAAATTCTGCGCAAGCCCACATCATATAGGCGCGCAGGGAAGAATCATACTGACTTTCATCAAGGGCATAACCATTTGGAAAAACATTGAGTTTCTCATACAAGGCATGCCACGAACCACCAGTAACAGGTGATCCAACAAATGATGAGGTACGCAGATGTGACGCGTAAAACTTCTCATTCTGGTCAGCAAAAAGGCGATTACCGTGCACAATTGCATCAGTAGCCATAGCAGTAAAGGTGCGAATAGAATTTTCCTCTATCTTTTTCGCATCCCGTATTTCTTCCTTCAACGAGTTTGTCCAGAGACAGGTCCAATCATCATCACACAGCGAGTCCCAATCGGTCTCAAGCCACGCAATAAAATTTGGATCCTTCTCAAACAACTCGGACTTTGTCCCGTATTTTGTTGAAAAAGGAGCACCACACGATGTGTTAAGGTCAAGCTTTGACACTACTTCACTAATCGTGCGAACACGTGAATTACACATGTAGGGGCCAAAATGCTGGTCAACCATGCTCCAAGCCTGATTCATCAACTCTACATCTTCTTTAGACATATAAGGAATAGGCTTATCATACTTGGATAAAGATTTATAAGCTGCTGCTTCATTCGGCTCAGGGAGACCCCAATTCTCTGGGATCTTCAACCCGCACTTATCAGCAAACAGCTTCACCTGGGGGTCGAGAACCCGCTTGTTGGAATAACGAGGATATCGAGTCATTCTACAAACAGGCTCAAAAGCACTCAACGGTAGTTTTTCAAGATGCTCCTCAGAAATTAAGAAGCTATCGAAAAACTTTCCTTCCGTATATGCTTTGGGGTATCGACCCCAGAACTGCTGCAACACCAGTTCAAACGGCGTCGGGACAATTACTGGTTGGTCGTCGTCCCGCCCTTGGGAAAAAGCATACCAATGTGCACTGAGTGGTCAGCCTTGACCATAGCAATCAGTTCACTGGACACCTTTTCAAACCTCCCAAAGGCTTTGGCGATCTTACCATTACCATGGGTATGAAAACCCACAATAAATCCATCCCTATCGAGAACAGGAGCAGAACAGTCACCCGGACGCGTATGCGCGTTGCAGTAACCTTCAATACTCGCAAAACCAGTAATGGTATCGGGGGTCGAAACTTGACCATCTCCGAAACCAAGAACAGACACAATTGAAGCATCACTAAGAGCTCGCAAGTGGTTAGCCTTAAACGGCGAGGGAATTCCATTCACCTCAAAAACCGCAAGTTCATCACCAAACAAGACGGGATTGCGGAGTTCCAGTTGATGAACGTGGTTCACAGCCTTGTAAACCACACTGGGATTCTCCGACAATATATGTTGCACCACAATCATCTTGTTGCCAACATGTGTTCCTGAACACATATATTGACCATCACGATAAATCTTGTAAACAGCAGAACACTTGTCTGCATTATTCCAAGACTCAGGCTTTAGAAGAGTCTCATTAAGAGTACTCAATTCCTTACGCTCACAAGCTTTTTGAAACTCAGCTTGGGCAACGTCGCTTGCACGATAAACCCTTTTCTTAGAAGCTGCTACTTTTTGGGCAAACATTGCCTGCTTTGAAGCAGATGTGCCAAAGAGCAACTTTTCCTGATCTTTATAATCGGGTATTTTCTGATGTTTAGCAACTAAATGCTTCATAACCTTCAACCTAGCTTGAGGTGTCAGGCTCTCATCATCCATAATATTTGCCCAACTATTCCTGGGATCATAATCACCAGTGGTGCGGATAAATGCATTAAGAGCTTCATAACGCTCTGCAATTTCATCCTCACCCATTGGATCAGGATTGTGACTGTCATCATCCACAAGAGTGAAATCATCACTGACCTCAGACTCTTCATAGGCTTTCCATGGTTTAGGTTGGTTAACATGATACCAACGACCACCACGACGCACCCTGACACTCTTGCCAGGGAACCTATTCTTCTTCTTTCCTTGTGGTAGTGCACCATCATCACCATCACACGAATAAAAGGCGGCAACGCCACTTCCGACTGCAAAAAGTCCAGCGACGGCCATATCAGTGTATGGTTGCCACGCCGTGTAGTACTCCACACAGCGACTAATAAACTTCACACCGAAATTCTCAACTTGGTCCCCAACCAAGCCAGCCAATTCAGACATTTGTTCTTTAGCATGTTCTTTCTCCTTCTTCTCTTCTTCAGTTTGCATGAGGTGGTTAACAAGAGAATAACCTGCCGCAACGACAGGAACTGCTAGAACAACTGCAAGTGATGCTAATTTTGGGGAGAATCCTTGTGCTTCAAGGACCTGCTCACCCCCAACACTAACAAGTGGGGAGGATTGTTTGTCTGGCAACAACGCACCATCAACAACAACAGGAGGGGGGGGCTTAAAGCTCCCTTTGATAACCTCACCAAGGACAAAGGAATTGGCTATTGAAGCCACTCCTTTAACAGCATCTTTTACTGTTGCCGTTTTACTATGGCTATCCTCAGGACTCATACGTTTTTGGTTACCCGCTTCCTGCAAACTATCGAGTTCTGATGCTAAGGGACTGAATATACCAATAGGACCATCAATCTTTTTAACCTCTGCTATCAGACTCTTAGACGACTTTTCACTCTCAAAAATCTTTGCCAACTGATCGACTGACTTATCCTTAAGTGCAGTACAATCAGTAAACATCACTGAAGTTACCTCAACTTTAACAGGAGGCATCTCCACCACAACCTCACTTGGTTTTAATGGTGGTGGCACAATTGGCTTTTCCACTAAAGGTGTCTTCACCTCCTCTGTTTTAGGAGGCTCCAGCGGTTTGACAATTATAACCGCGGGATCCTTTGGTGGAGGGACAGCATGGGAATACATTTGATTAACATACTCACCAGCCTCCTTCTTAACCTCTGAATCAAACTGCTCCGACGCTTTCCTATAATCTGTCGCAATATCGGAAAAACCCATATCACCTGTACAGACACGCGTTATAACTGACCAAAACCACATGGCCAGCGGAACAAAACCAAACAACTCAACAAAAGCTTTTGTCTTCTTAACAGCCTTGGCCGCACCAACAAACGGGGCTGCCATAAGGCCACAAAAAGAAGCTAAACCACCACACACGGTAGCAAATCGACTTACGTTGGCACCAATACCTTGTGGGAACAAAACACGCTCCTCTCCATCATCCTTAAAGAACGAAAACAAAGTATTTAAACCACCAACTGCAACTCCAGCGAGCTGTCCAATAGTGGCAATCTTTTGCCACAAGACATATTCTTTTCCTAATTCAACAGTCCTGTCAATAAACTTATTGCCAAGTTGCGAGACAACTCCAACAAAATTATTCATCGTATTAGTAGCCTGATCAATCCCTTTCTCAAGAAGGGCGAGCTTCACACGCTCTAAATCAGTTCTATCCGACAAATACTTGGCTAACATTGGAACAAGACTATGAAGGAAAACAGCAAATGAAAGTAACACCATCGACCAAGAAAGGGAGGTGTACGCTTGCAACACTTGCTCAAAAGCAACAACAGAAAGTGCGCTCAAAGCACACACG